GCGAGCACCCGGAGCGCGGGAGAAAGCCGCCGTCTTGCCAGAGCGGCGATGCTCGGCTCGCGTTCCGGACTTCTTCACACAGCAGGAGACTGAATGATGGACTACGAAGGCAATATCGCGCGCGCGGTGAACGTCGGCGGTGGTCAAGCGATCAAACCGATGCCGGAGCTTGGGCGACTGAAACACGCGGCCGAACGTGTCGCTATTCAGACCCAGAGGCTCGGAAACTTCATCGATCGTTCCCAAGGCGTCTGCGCGAGTGCTGGCGAAAACACCGACTGCGACAAGCCGATTGACAGCTACCGGAACGATCTTTCGTCGTTGTTCTCGCAGATCGAACGTCTCGAAACCCTCGTCTCCGCACTCGACCACATCGGTTGATACCCGATGGGTGGGGGGACGATCATTCTCGCAATTGGTGCGGTGGTCGGCGCGGTGTGGCTTCTGGCCCGCCGCGCCGCATGGGCGGACGTGCATCCGCCGCTGGCTTCGATTGAGGTTTTCGGTGACTGGATCGCGCTCCCCCTGGAAGCGAAGGCGGCGGCACTCGGCAAAGGGCCGGGTGGGGGAAACGGGCCGAAAGGGCCAAGCGCCGCCGATACGCACACTCACATCGATGTTCGCACTCATCGTGACGGAGCCGGTAGGCTATGAACGGCGCGACTTTCCTTGGCAAGTCGTCGGCTGGCGTCTTGGGCGACGTCGGCACGGCCCTCTTGCAGATCAAGAACGCGCGCGGACTCACCCTTGAGGACATGGGCCGCGACATTGGCGTGTCCCGCGAGATGGCCGCTCAATACATCGCTGGCGAGGCGGAGATGGGCTTTACCAAATGGTTCAAGGCCAAGGACGCCTATCCCGAGCTTGAGGATCTGATTGCCGAAACCGCCGCCGACCGCGCCGCGAAGGCCCGCCAGCGCGCGCTCGACCTCGAACTGCCGACACGAAGGGAAAAAGCAGCATGAGCAGCCTGGTGCGCCGTATGGCAATCCGCCTGATGAAACGCTCGGGCTACACCCGGAACAAGTGGATCGTCACGAAGGACGCGAAGGGCAACAAATACCCGCAGCCAGTAGCTCGCGACGGAGAGATTACCGACCGCGACGACAATCCGATTGGCCGCGACTGGCCTGCGCGGATTCCCGCCGATGCGATCCCGACGAAGAGACCACCGGAGCCGAGGCCGAGCATCCCGCACCTGTCGCGCCGCGCACCGTCTCACCCGCCGCTCGGGAGCCGCCGTGGGAAGCGCAGCAAGGGCTACATCGAGCGCCGGAAGGCAGTCGCATGATCCGCTTCCTCCTCCGCCGCCACTACCGGCGCATTGGACGCTTGGGCGGTCAAGCCCGTTCGGAGCAATTGCGCGAACCGATCCGGGCGAAGACGCGCGAACTCTGCCGTGAAATCGGCAAGGCTGTTCCGGAGGCGCTGCTGTGAACGCGTTGGTCGATCTCTTCGGCGAGCGAGAACTGGCGCATCAATCCCGCCTCGAGCCGCGCGACAACAAGTTTCACGTCGGCAATGGCGGCGACGGCAAGCATTACTGGCTAACGCCGCCCGAACTTTACGCGGAACTCGACGCCGAGTTTCGCTTCGATTTCGATCCCTGTCCCTATCCGCTGCCAGATGGCTTCGATGGCCTGACATGCGAGTGGGGCCGGTCAAACTACGTCAATCCGCCGTTCGGATCGATCATCCACCAAGGTCGCAAGAAAGGCCCGACGGCGTGGGTTCGGAAGGCGATTGAGGAGTGGAGCAAGGGCAAGCGCGTGGTGCTTGTCTATCCGATCGACAAGTGGGTGCTGATGCTCCTTGCAGCCATCCTCGGCGAGCACGCCCAGGTCCGCAACCTCGGCGACGTTAAGTGGTTGGCGACTGAGGACGGATCCGCGGGCAAGGGAACGGGGCGACACATCGCCTGCTTCGTCCTGGATACACTCCAATGAACGCCCCGCGCCATCTCGACCTCGAAGAATGCCCAGACGGCCTGCTCCGCAGACTCCGCGATGCATATGAGCGCGCGAAGGAACGGAAACAGCGCGAGGATGCGGACTGATGCGGGTGGGGGGGATTCGCTACCTTTCCGTTTGCTCCGGCATCGAGGCCGCCACGGTGGCCTGGCATCCGCTCGGCTGGGATGCTGCTGCGTTCAGCGAGATAGAGGCGTTCCCGCGCGCCGTGCTGTCGCATCACTATCCCGACACACCGTTGCATGGCGACTTCACGACGATCGGAGCCGACGATTATGGATCAATTGACCTTCTTGTCGGAGGAACGCCCTGCCAATCCTTCTCAGTTGCGGGCCTCAGAGGAGGCTTGGCTGACGACCGTGGCAACCTGGCGCTCGAATATCTTAGGCTTGCTCAACGCAAAAGGCCCGAGTGGCTGGTTTGGGAGAACGTCCCCGGCGTCCTGTCGTCGAACGGAGGACGGGACTTTGGTTCCATTCTCGGAGGGATGGTCGAACTCGGGTATGGGTATGCCTACCGAGTTCTTGACGCTCAGTTCTTCGGAGTTCCACAGCGCCGCCGTCGCGTCTTCGTTGTCGGACATCTTGGAGACTGGCGACGTGCCGCAGCGGTTCTATTTGAGCGCCGTAGCCTGTCGAGGCATCCTGCGCCGCGCAGAGAAGCGCGGACGGGAATTACCTCTCGCGCTTCATGCGGCTTTGAAGTCGGTGGCACACTCGGCCCCAGGGTCAGCCGCCTAACAACCGACGAGTGCGCCAATGGCGCGGCGATTGTCGCCCATTGCGAAGATGTCAGCCGAAGCCTGACCGCGTGCAAAACCGCGACGGGCCGACTTGATCCGAACGAGCAAGAGTTCATCGCCTTCACCGCCAAGGATCACGGAGCGGATGCTTCCGACATATCCCCCACGCTTCGTTCCGGCTCGCATAGCTCAAGCCACGCCAACGGCGGGGTGATGCCTGCGGTGGCGTTCAACATCACGCCGTCTAACAGCAACAAGGACTACAACGCCCGCGAAGCTCGATACGCGCAAGCCGTCACTGGATCCTCTGGCACGGCGCCATCCGCGAGGGGCGGTGATTTGATTGTCGGATCCGCCGTTCGCCGCCTCACGCCCAGAGAATGCGAACGCCTCCAGGGCTTCCCCGACGACTACACCCTCATTCCCTATCGCGGAAGGCCAGCAGCAGACGGGCCGCGATACAAGGCGCTCGGCAATTCAATGGCGGTTCCGGTCATGCGCTGGATAGGTGAACGCATCAGCCAAGTCGCCTCTCTCCAACAAGCAGAGGCAGCATAGATGGCGGACTTCATCGCAAAGACGCGCTCGGAACAACGCCTCGAATGGCTGTTCCAGATGGCCAAGCACCGCAGGCTCACGAACGATGAATGGGAAGACGTTCGTCGGTGCGAGCATGCGATTTACTGCCGCATCCGCAGGCAGGAGCTGGCGAAGGCGGACAAGGAAGCGGCGGCATGAACTTCACGCGCTATCTTCCGCCGTCGCAAAAGGCGCTCGAACCGGTCCTGGACACGTTCAGTGAGCTTCTGTCGCGCGACCTGGGCTTCGATGAAATCGCTAACCGCATGAATGTGAGCAACGCCCAATGCTGTATCTATTACAGGCTCATTCGTGAGCGGTTGGGCCGGCAAGCGCAATGAGCGGCGCGGGGGGAACAATCAGGATCGAGATTCCGGGCGCACCTGTCGCGAAGGGCAGGCCGCGCCTGTCGGCCCGCAATGGATTCGCTCGTGCCTACACGCCAGCCAAAACCCGCCGCTACGAGGACTTGATTCGTCTCGCCGCGGGCGAACAGATGGGCGAGCGACCGCTCATGGAAGGCCCGCTGTTCGTTTGCGTCGAGGCTTACGTTCCGATCCCGAAAACGCTTTCGACCAAGCCGAAGCTGGCGCTGATCAAATCCGGACATCTGCGGCCGACGACACGTCCCGACCTCGACAACTACCTCAAGGTCATTGATGGCCTCAACGGCGTCGTCTGGCACGACGATTCCCAGGTCGTCCAGATCGCGGGCGTGAAAGCCTATTCCGACCGGCCCAGGCTGGTCGTGATTATCGCGCCAGTCCTGCCTCCCGCGATGGCGATTGCGGCATGAGCGGGAACGTCATCTGCACCCGCGCGCCCGCGAAAGTCGCAGCCGGGATGAAGCAGGGAGAGTGGCGCAAGACCGTCATGCTTCTCGACCAGGAAACCCACGACGAAGTTGCGGACGGAGCGCGCGATAACGGCTGTTCGTTCGCCGCGCAGGCCAGAATGCTGATCGAGGTCGGGCTTGAGACGCTGAAGGCTGATGAGGAGCTGCGGGGGTGAGCGGCTATGTTCGCATCCATCGCACGTTGATAGGCCACCCCGCGTTCCGCAACGATTCTGAGGCTATGGCATTCGCGTGGCTGGTCGCGAAGGCGGCATGGAAGCCCGTGCGCGTCCGCTACAAGGAGCGCGGCATTCGCCTTCATCGTGGGCAGGTGGCGATCTCACAACGCGACATGGCTCGCGACCTGGATCGCGACAAAGCATGGGTCGAGCGGCTTTGGAAACGTCTCCGGGCCGAGGCAATGATCAAGGTCTCCAGTGAGGCAGGAGTAGCGGTCATAACTATCTGCAATTACAACGATTATCAGGCTGATTGCGACACGGGTGAGGCAGTCGGCGAGGCACCGCACAAGGCAGACGCAAGGCAGACGCAAGGCACAGAACAAGTAAGGGAAAAAGGGAAGAAAGAAATATCATTGCCCGATTGGCTTCCCCTGGAGGCATGGGCTGACTTCACGGCAGCAAGACGGAAAATGCGGAACGTCCCGTTCGAGGCCGGAGCGCAAAAGCGGCTGATTGCCAAGCTCGATAAGCTCCGGGGAGAGGGCCACGATCCTGAAAAGCTGCTGAGCAAGGCGGTTGAGCGGGGCTACCGGACCGTGTTCGAGGGCGATGACACGAAGGCCGCGAAGGTGGTTGCCAAGCAATCGCCGGAGGAGATCGCGGCATTTTACGATCGCATCGGCCAGCGCGACAAAGCCGAGGAAACGCGCCGCAAATACGGCCTGTCTGTCGGCAGGATCGCAACCGATATCGTTCGTCACGCGGCCTCAACCTGATGGCGCGGGGGTGGGGATAAAGCGAAGGGGTGGGGAAATGGCGAGGAACGCGAAGAAGATCGATCAATCCAGGCAACGCCCGGACGAAACCTACCTGCAATGGCAATCGCGGCTTGCCCAGCAGCGCGACTTCGCGGCGGCGGCAAAACAGCCGTTGGTCACGCCGGAGGCCATGCGCCACGGAGATTACCATGACGGCTACACGGAGGTCGATGGCAGGCGGCGCGAGGTCAAGGTCAATCGCGGCGGTTCCACGATCAGCCGATGGATGAACGATCCGGATGCGTTCGAGGACGGCGAGCGTGCGGCCATCCGTTATTGCCAGAAGATGTGGGCCAGGATCGATTACCATGGTCCCGCCGTCGTGGTCGTCGATAACGGGACGGACGGATGGTTCGAGCAGGAGGCACTTACCGAGCTTGCGTTCTTCAAGGTGAAGTTGCCGAGCCGCTATTGGGGGGTATTCGAGAATATCTGCCGGTTCGAGCTTCCGTCCACCCGTCGCGATGACAAGACGGTGGTGACATTCGTTGCGGCGCTGATCGCGCAATGGAAGGGCTTGTAGCCTGTGCAGCTTTGTGCTATCGAGCTGCTGTCATTCGAATTGCGCCTTGAGCGCCAGTGCCCCGGCCCAACCCGCCGGGGTTTTTCATTTCAGATCCCCCGCTGCCGAGCCTCTCACGGCGAGCAACGGATAGACCGGCGCCACGACGC